GCCAGCAAACCACACCGTCTTGCCTAGAGATCCGCTGTCTGTACGAAAGTTGCTAGGGGGAGACTCAAGGGAGGTTACCGTGCCGGTAATGGGCAGACCCTCCAAACCTGCAGGTCAGAGGGTTAATCGTGCGGCGCTGATCCACGAGTGGACCGAGGTCCCGAACGTGCCGTTTGCTGGTGGGCCTGACCTGCCGGAACGCCGTGCAAACGGCAGCAAATGGCCCCAGCAAACTGTGGCTAAGTGGGAGACGTGGCGGACGTTGCCGCACGCCAAGCTGTGGGGGCCGGCGGAGTGGTCGTTCGCGCTGGACAGCATCGAGCTGGCGGCCCAGTTCCACGAGGGTGAGGCGAAGGCCGCGACCGAGCTGAGGAACCGGGAGAAGGTGCTCGGCACGACGCAGGACTATCTGCGCGGGATTCGGGTGCGGTATGTCGATCCGGATAAGGTGGCGGACCGGCCGGCCGCGGTGTCGAATATCGATGACTACCGCGCTATCTGATCTGCTGCTGCCGGGTTACTGGGTTGACCCGGTGACTGGGGCGTGGTGTTCGCTGCCGTGGCCGGTGGACCCGGACGAGAAGATGGCGTTGGTGCGCTCGAGTTTGGGGCCGGCGATCATCGACTGGTCTGAGGGCCGCACCGAGGAACCCGGGCTGATCCACTACCAGACCGGTGAGCCATGGCGCTGGACGCTGGGGCAGCGCCGGTTCCTCGTCCTCTGGTATCACGTGGACCGCGATGGCCGGTTCACCTACCGGACGGGGGTGAAGCGCGGCGCCAAGGGCACTGGGAAAGATCCGATGGCCGCGGCGATGTGTAACACCGAGCTGTGCGGCCCGGTCGAGCTGTTCGATTTCGACGATAAGACGGGGCAGCCGATCGGCCGGGCGCGCGGGTTCCCGCTGGTTCAGGTGATCTCTAACTCGGGTGAGCAGTCCAAGGATGTGCTGAGGGTCGCGAACGGTATGTGGTCGCGGTCGGCCCGCGAGTACTACGACCTCGACTGTGGTGAGACCCGAACGGTGATGCGCACCAGTGGCGGCCGGTTCGAGGTGCCGCCCACCGCTGAGGGTTCCGGCGAGGGTGATCCGGCGACGTTCATCGCGTTGAACGAGACCCACCACATGACCGAATCCTCGGGTGGGGCGCGGGTGGCGCGGATGGCATACAGGAATGTGGGGAAGTCGCCGGCGAGTATTCAGGCCCGGGTGTGTGAATTCACCAACGCGCACCGGCCCGGGCAGGAATCGGTCGCCGAGAAAGCGTTCTCGTCGTGGCAGAAACAGCAGGCGTCCCGCTACCGCGGCAAGCGTGACATTCTCTACGACTCGATCGAGGCCCCACCGGACACCGACATCATGTCCGAGGACGGCCGCGAGCGGGGTTTGCGGGCTGCCTACATGGACGCCGACTGGAACGACATCCCCCGGATCTCGGCTGAGATGTGCGACGAACGCACACCGGTGGCCGACACGATCCGCTACTACCTCAACGGGCTCGCCGCGGCCGAGGACGCCTGGGTTGATCCCCGCAAGTTCGACGCCCTGGCCCGCGTCGAGGTCGTCGCCGACCGCGAACCGATCGCCATGTTCCTCGACTGTTCAAAGTCTGAGGACGCGACCGGGCTGGTCGCCGCCCGCCTGTCGGATGGGCACACGTTCGTCCTCGGGTTGTGGCAGCGGCCGCACGGCGACCGCGGCAAAGACTGGCTGGCTCCCCGTAACGAGGTCGATGCCCGGGTCCGTGAGGCGATGGCCCGCTACAAGGTGACGTGGTTCGGGGTCGATCCGTCGCCGGCCCGCGACGACGAAAACGAGGCCCTCTATTGGGCGTCGATGATCGACGCCTGGCACCGCGATTTCGGGAAGAAACTGCCGTTGTGGGCGACTCCGGGTTCGGTGATCGGGCACGCCTGCAAGTTCGATATGCGGATGTCGCAGCGCGGGGGCGCCGACCGGAACAAGCAGTTCACCGAGATGGCCGAGCTGGTCGCCGAGTGGATCGACGAGGACCGCCCCGACAGCGCGGTGCCGCCGTTCACCCACGACGGGGACCCGGGCCTGCGGATGCACGTGCATAACGCCAAGCGGCGCCCGAACGAGTGGGGTGTGTCGCTGTCGAAGGAGACCCGCTCGAGTAACAAACTCATCGACCTCGCTGTGTGCATGGTCGGCGCCCAGCTGGGCCGCCGGATCGCGTTGAACAGCACCAAGATACGGACAGGCGGCAACAGCGTGCAGAAGATAGTGGTGCTGTCGTAATGATCATCGCCGGACTCGAGGCTGACGAGCAGGAAACACTGACCGAGCTGTGGTGGGTGTGGACCCGCAAGCTGCGGCGCAACATGATCCGAACCCAGTACTACGAACACAAAAACGTGCTCAAGGATCTGGGGATCGCGATCCCACCCGAGCTGACCTCGATCGAGCTGGTGCTGGGATGGCCGTCGAAAGCCGTGGACACCTTGGCGCGGCGCTGCAAACTCGAGGGATTCGCGGCGCCCGGCGTCGATCTGGACAGCCTCGGCATCGACGTCCTGATGCGCGACAACGACATGGACATCGAACTGCCGCAGGTGATTTCCTCGGCGTTCCTGCACTCGTGCTCGTTCATGTCGGTGACGCAGGGCGACACCACCGCCGGCGAACCCGAGATCCTCATCTCGTCGCAGTCCGCCCTGTACGCGTCGGGGGTGTGGGATCATCGGCTCCGCCGGCTCAAGTCGGCGATGACGATCGTCGATTTCAACACCCTGGGCCTGGTGACCCAGCTGGTGGTGTTCATGCGGGCGAAGACAATCCGCTGTGTGCTGGTGGACGGGGTCTGGCAGATCACGCGGATGGTGCACAGCCTGGACCGGTTGCCGGTCGAGGTGATCCCGTACCGGCCCGAACTGCACCGACCGTTCGGCCGTTCCCGCATCTCGCGCACCGTCATGGGTCTGACCGACTCGGCGCTGCGCACCCTGTTCCGCATGGAAGTGTCCGCCGAATTCTATTCAGCCCCGCAGCGCTGGATCATGGGCGCGGACGAGAAGATGTTCGTAGATGAGAACGGCAACCCGAAAACCCAGTGGCAAGCCGTCATGGGCCGGGTGTGGGCAGCGCCGGCCGTCGAGGACACCGGCACCCTGCCCACCGTGGGCGAATTCCACGCCGCCAGCCAGCAGCCGCACATCGAACAGCTGCGGTCACTGGCGTCGATGTTCGCCTCTGAGGCCTCGCTGCCCCTCTCCGAGCTGGGCATCATTCAGGACAACCCGTCAAGCGCGGAAGCGATCGAGGCGGCCGAGCGTGGCCTGATCGGGGAAGCGAAAGCCGCGACCGAGACGATCGGGCCGCGGCTGGTGCGGGTCATCACCACCGCGCTGCAGATCCGGGAAGGCTGGGACACCGTTCCACCCGAGATCGCCAAACTCGACGCCCGCTGGCGCAAACCCGAACAGCCCCTCGACTCCGCGGTCGGGGACTTCATCATCAAGGTGGCCCAGGCGTTCCCGTGGCTGGCCGAGTCCCGGGTCCTCGTCGAGCAGCTCGGTTGGGACGAGAACACCGTGGAGCGGGCCTGGGCCGACAAACGGCGGGCCTCAGCCTCGTCGGTGGTCAACGCGTTGCGCACCAACCCCACCCCGCGGCCGCCACTGCCCAACCAGGCGACGCCGTCCCCGGCGAACATGCCGATGCAGCTGAACAATGGCTCCGGTATCAACGGCTGAACGCCGAGACCTCCTTAACCGGCTCAACGAGCTCGCCCGCAACGACCTCACCGCGCTGTGGGATACCGCCTCACAGGCCGACGATTTCGTGGGCGCCATCACCGACGCCTACCCGCAGCTGGTCGATACCTACAGCCAGCTCGCCGGGCAACTCGCCGCCTCATGGTTCGAACAGGCCGACCCGGGCAGCGACTACCAGGCCAAGGTCGCCGACCCGCCCGACGAGGCCCAGATCAAAACGAGCACCGACTGGGCTCTCAACGGTGAGGGCGACGCCGGACTAACCCGCCTCGAGGGCAACCTGCAGCGCGCGGTCTATAACGGGGCCCGCGACACCACGCTGCTCAACGTCGCCGAAACCGGCGGCAGCTGGCTGCGCGAGGCCGAACCGGATGCCTGCGATTTCTGCCTGGGCCTCGAGGGCGAGTACGCCTCGGACGCCGCGGCCGGGTTCGAGGCCCACGACCACTGCCAGTGCATGGCAGTGGAGAACCGCGCCGCCGAGACCTCGGCAGCCCCGCAATCGGTGGACAGCGTCGAAACGTTCACGAAGAAATACCCGGACATCGTGTTCGAAACGAAAGACTTTCTCGTCGAGTACCCGAAAAAAGAGATGGTCCATATCGACCCGGCCGAGGCCGCCAAGTGGGCCAACGCGCTCGACGTCAACCTGGCGAAATACCCTGGCGCCGAACAGTATTTGCAAAAGGTGTCCCTGTCGAAAAAGACGGACGGCATGGCCATCGCTCAAACTGAATCCAACGACTCGGGTATCAATACCATCCTGGTCGAGCGGTCCTATGTCACGATGCCTGAGGAATTCAACCGCATGTACCAGGACTCGATCGACAAGGGATTCCACTACCCGGCCGGCCCCGACAACGACATCCCCCGCGCGGTGATGACCCACGAATTCGGGCACGTGCTGGACAACATGACCGAGGGCAACGCGCGGGCCCGCGTCGAGGACACCCTCGAGAAGCTGTGGCGGGCCGACTATGAAGCGGCCGGCAAGTACCAAGATTTCGGGAACTGGATCGGGGAGAACCTGTCGGGGTACTCGAGCCGCCCCGCTAACATCATCGACGACTACCGGCTGCTCAACCCGGCAGAGGCGTTAGCCGAGGCGTTCCAAGATGTCGAGATGAACGGCGAGAACGCCACCGCCCCGTCTAAGGCGTTGCACAAAATCCTCCTCGAGGAACTGGGCAGGCAGCTCTGATGGCGTTCACCGAACCGACAGACCGGGATCTGCGCGCCACGTTTACCCGTGTACTGGCCCGCATCCGCGCCGGCGAAATAGGTGCTTGCCCCTCCGATACGGGGCTCGACCCGGAAACCCAAGCGGCGCTCGATGATTACGGCGCCGGCCGGATCACCGCCAACGATGCCCGCGCCGAATTCGCGCGGATGCTCGACGGGACACATGCCCACCAGACCCGGCAACGCTACGCGAATTTGCGCTGAAGTTTCCCCTAGCCGAAAGGGCAAGGGAACTACCCGAAAGGGAAAATAATGGAGTCCGACCAGGACGAAATCACCACCACGGCAACCGAAACGGTGACCGAGGCGGAACCCACCACAACTGAACAGGCACCCCCGAAGCCGACCGAAACGGTCGAATTCTGGAAAGCCATGTCGCGTAAAAACGAGAAAGCCGCCAAAGAACTTGAAGAACTGAAAGCGGCGCAACTCTCGAAAGAAGAACGCGCGGCGAAAGAAGCCGAAGACGCGAAAGCTGAAGCGGCACAAGCACGGACAGAGGCGATGCGCTGGCGTATCGCCGCACGGTTCGGAATGTCCGACGAGGACGCCGAGCTGTTCCTCACCGCAACCGATGAGGAAACCCTGACCCGTCAGGCGCAACGGTTCACCGAACTGACGCCCAAGATCGGTAAGGGCAACGTAGTACCCGGTGTCGGGAACATCCCGGCGCAACCCCCCACGCTGGTCGAACAGATCAGGGCCGCTGAACTGGCAGGCGACACACAACTGGTGATGTCCCTGAAAGCCCAGCAGCTCGCCGACCTGGCTGCCAAGCGATAACTTCCGCCCGTGATTCTCGGGCCGAGTGAAAGGAAACACCCCTAATGGCCGGTATCACGGGCCTCGGCACGACCTACGATCTGCCGAACTACGTCGGAGAACTGTTCTCCGTTTCCACCGAAGACACCCCGTTCCTGTCCGCGATCGGCGGGCTCACGGGCGGTGTGTCCACCTCGAGCGTGCTGTTCACGTGGAGCACCTACGACCTGCGCGACGCCGACGAGACCCGGCAGCGGGTTGAGGGTGACGACGCCCCGACCGCTGAGGCCCGGGCTCGTTCGAACGGGTCCAACGTGCTCGAGATCCACCAGGAACAGGTCGCGGTCTCCTACACCAAGCAGGCGGCCCGGAACCAGTTCGCCGGCACCGCACCGTTCGTGGGCGGCAGCAACGCCGTCACCGACGAGCTGGGTTGGCAGCTGCAGCAGGAATTCAAGCAGGTTGCCCGCGACGTCGAGAAGTCGTTCATCGTCGGCACCTACAACCTGCCGGTGAACAACTCGACCGCCCGCTCCACGCGCGGCATCATCGAGGCGATCGAGGATAACGAGGTCGATCTGTCCAGCGCCGCGCTGACGCAGGAGGATGTGCTCGACCTCATGCAGCTGGCGTGGGAGAACGGCGGCATTCAGGAGTCCGAGACCCGCACCCTGATCTGCGGCGCCTCGGTCAAGCGGCAGCTGACCAAGCTGTTCATCACCGACGTCAAGTACGAGGAAGCCTCGCGCAACGTCGGCGGTGTGAACCTGCAGACGTTCGAAACCGATTTCGGTCGGACGAACGTGATGCTCGACCGCTACGTGCCGGCCGACACCCTGCTGGTCGTCTCGCTGGAGGAATGCAAGCCGCGGTTCCTCGAGATCCCCGGCAAGGGCCACTTCTTCGCCGAGCCCCTCGCGAAGACGGGCGCATCGGAGAAGGTGCAGATCTACGGCGAGATCGGGCTGGACTACGGTAACCAGCTCAAGCACGGCAAGATCGTGAACATCGGCGTCGCCGGGTCCTAAGTCGGTAACGGGATACAGGGGGCAGTCTGATGGCTGTCAGTATTGACGTAGAGAATGATCTGATTCCGTTGCGGCCGAACCTCGATTCGACCGTCGCGGAAATCATGGTCACCGATGCGATCGCGTTGGCAGCCCAGGCTGCCCCCTGCATCCTCGACGACGACATCTCCGATCAGGCCGCGGCCGCCGCCAAGGCCATCATCCGCGGGGCGATCCTGCGGTGGGCCGACGCCGGCAGCGGCGCGGTCACTCAACTGGTGGCCGGCCCGCAGCAGATCACGTTCGCGTCCGAGCCCAAGCGGAACCTGTTCTGGCCCTCGGAGATCAACCAACTCTCGGCGCTGTGCAGCAACGGGGTGGGCGGTAAGGCGTTCACCATCGACACCACCCCACCGGTCGTCGCCGAGGGGTCCTAGTGCAGGCCACCGTACCGGTGACACTGGGCACCTACGCGGCCGGAGACCCCGACCGGCTCGGCGTGGCTGAACCGGACTACACCACCACCACCGGGCTGTTCGCCTACTGGCTGCTGACCAATTCGCAGAACACCGACCCGGTCACCGGCGCCTACGTCGAAACCGGGCAGCTCGGTGTGCCCAACGGATTCCCCGCGGTCAAGCCCGGGGACCTCATCACCGTGGCCGACCGGCAGTGGCAAATCGACGGAGACCCCGTCGATTACAGCCTCGGACCGTTCACCGACCAGTGGGTCTCGCTGACCGGCGAGAAACCCGCCACCGTGATCCACCTCCGCCGCGCGGTCAACATCATCGAGGGGGGAAGCTGATGGCAAACCTCGAGGATTTCGATCTCGACAAGCTGTCCCCCGAAGACCTACGCGCCATCCTCGACGCCGACCCGCGCGTGATCAAGGTGAAAAGGCAAGTCGCTGAACAGGCCGTCGAGTACTGGAAGGGCATCGTCCCCCCGAACGTGCTCACCGGCCGCTACCGCGACTCGATCCACG